CTTGAGTTCCAGCAGTCCCAGACAGCAGCACTTATGGGTCAGGCACAGGAGTCTCAGGCTAGAGCACAGAAGATCAGTGTTGAAGCTCAGGCGATACCACAGGAACTACAGATCAGTAAAATCAAGGCAATCACTACTAACCTACAGGCAGGAGACCAAGACGACAAGGAGTTTGAACGTCGCTTGAAGGTCGCTGAGTTAGCTCTGAAGGAGAAGGACATTAAGCTAAAGGAGAAGTCCTCTGTTCTCAGTTTGGAGCGTAGAAACAGCGAGAAGAAAGCTGAAGACCAACTCATGAGTAGGATCATGCAGTGAACGTAGACCTTAAGATTGCAGCTGTCTATGACAAGCTTGAACAGAAGATCAATGCTGTCACAAAAGCTGTTGGCCCAAAAGGTGACAAGGGCGATGAAGGTCCAAAAGGTGAGGCAGGTAAACAAGGCCCAGTTGGTCCTGTAGGTCCAAAGGGTGAGAAAGGAACAGACGGTAAGACTGGTAAGGACGGTCAAGACGGAAAAGACGGAGTAGGCATAGCGTCCGTAGAAGAAGCTATAGACGGTAACATTGTCTTCAACCTTTCCGACGGTTCCCAGTACGACGTTGACGTATCTGGTCTGATGCAGGAGGCTACGCAGAACATAGTCTCTTCCAACACAGTCCGGCTACATGATAAAACATGGATTGACTATGTAAGCGGATATACGACAACTCCTACGCTATTGCAAACGATAGCTGACGGAGACGTATATGAATATACCTACACTAACACAACACTCTACAGATTAGTTCCATCAGGTTCAGCTATAGATTCATTCTATAGAACATTCTCCGGTGGAGTTCTTAGCGGTTTAGTTGTTGAAAAAACAATTATAGTTTGAGGATAACAAATGGCTATTGCTACAGATATTGCTATTGACAGCAGCGGTAATATCTACTACAAGGGTGCAGTACATGGCGCAGCTGGCGCTGGTTACTACACTGTCTTGGAGTTACACCGCTTCTTGCAAGATCTGGCAGACGACGCAAGCGCATCCGGAGATGATCTTATTGACATCACGAGCGTCACACCGTCCGACAGATCAACTGACAACATTATTACAGTAAAGACTGGCTACCAGTTAGACGACGCTAATGCTAGTGCTACTGACGCCATCTCTGAACACCTGTATGACGGGTCCATTGTTCAGGAAGGTGACGGTACGATCTTTGACGGTATGCTCGTAATTGCTGCTGAAGGCATGGACCTCCAGATTCTACAAAACGGTGCTATCGTTACCAATGACTTCTGGAACACCATTCCAAACGGTGAAACAACCAAAGGCTTGAACAGAGATACTGCTAACGGTATTTCACATCGGTTCTTGCTTAAGGTAGACAATGCAGGCACTGAGATTGACGGTAGACGCCTCATTGGTATGACCCGTGAAACAGGCTTCAGCTATTCAGAGTTTAAAATCAACGGTACGTCACGAGGTAACAACGTACTTGCATTGACCTATGCTGCTGACATTAATGATACCACTGACGCTTCTGGTAGAACAGCTATTACCAATACTCAGGGCTATCGTTCATTAGACATCAGCGGTGACGGTACTGACGAGCCGTACTACTCAGAATGGAACTTAGCTGGATTCACCAGTAAAGAGTTCTATGAGCGTATGAAGTACATCACTCGTCGTGGTGAAACTGCGCTTATCTATGGCTTAGAAGGTCGTGTATTCAGAGGAGTTACACACCAGCTTGACGGAACACAATCAAGCGGTACGTTTAACGATTTATCTGTTAGTCCCGAAAGCCTGAGTTGGACTGGTGGTACTGGACAGCTGTTGGCTGTTGACAGCGTATCGGCAGCTACTCAGGTTTGGATGCAGATTCTCACAGGTACTGCACCAACAACAGGTGACGTAACGGGCAGCAGTGGCGCTGTTTTTGCTGTCTCTAGTTCTACAGAACGCACAGTGTCTACACCTTTCTGTGGTCAGTCCACTGGCTCTGCTATTATCGGTGCTTATGGTTTCGGTGTGGAAGTTGCTGATACGTCAGCCTCCGATACCTTTACTGACTTGGACGCAAACACTGTCAACCCACCAAACAACGTAACGTTTACAGTTAACGGCATTGTTTCTGGTGAGGACCGTGTACTTGTTGGTCCTGCTAACGGCTCTGCTTTACGTACTGACCAGTTTGACTTAAATACAGCTGTTACTGGTGCTTCCACGTCAGTTATCGTAGAGACTGGTAGTGAAACTATCGGTGCTTCTACGCCAAACCAAACGGACACACCTACGAGCGGAACTATTCGTGTTAAGGGTGACGACGGTGTTTATCATCGTGTGTCCTACACAGGTTTGACTAAAGCGTCCACTACACTTACATTCACTGGTTGTTCTAACGTACCTACTGCGTCCATTGCTAATGACGTATTCATTAGTTACATCGACAAGGTAGCTGCAAGCAACAGTGAGTCCTACACCACTGTATTCTCCACAGGCAACCCACGATCTCTGTTTATCCGTGTTCGTGACGGTGGTACTGCTGGAGATACCGTCCCAATTAAGACTTTTGAAAGTACAGGCACACTAGGATCTGCCGGTGGTACTTCTACAGCAATTAGGACGAGTGATGCTTAATGGCTACAATAGCTACGGATCTTACGGATTACGCACTAGCTGAAGCGACATCAGACGTTACCGGAGTTGGCGGGACTTGGACTCAGTTCGGCTCCGGTGGCGGTACTAGTTTTGGCGCTGGCGTTGACTTTGCTATGCAAGGGACTAACGCTGTGGATCTTAAAGTTAGTAACAGTGAGAAAGGGGCAGCAGTAACGTTAAACTCTGCCCAAACACTGTCTGCTGGAGATCACGTATTTGTATGGACATTCGTTGCAACGCCGGGACTAACTAATGACATTCAGAACAAAGGTTCTGCTGTTATCGTAGGTTCTGCCAGTAACGCATACGTTCAGTACCATGTAGCTGGTAATGATACTTTTGGTGCACAGGGTCGTGTAGGTCTATGTTACCCTATAGACTATTCCGTAAGAACAGCTAACGCTTCTGCGCCCTACAGAACATTGCAGGGAAGCCCATCAGCAACACCGCAGTACATAGGCCATTCTGCTGACATAACAGCAAACGTAAAAGGTAACAATGTTGCTTGTGATGCTGTTAGAGCAGGTACAGGGATCTATGTTACTGCAGGAACTGCTGGATCACCTGCTACGTTTTCAGAAGCATCCACGGCTAATGACAACGTAACTAACCGCTGGGGAGTTCTAACGTCTCTAGGCGGTACTTCTTATGAGCTACAGGGTTACTTTGTTATAGGCCAAGACTCAACCCAGACTCCTACACAAGCGTACTTCTCTGACTCAGGAGCGTCCGTAACGTTTGTTGATACCATTCATGCTGCGTCAGACTTCACAAGAGTCGTTGTGGACCAAGCAAGCACGACTTGCATCTTGGACTCCATAAGCTTCTCAGCGGCTGGTACAACGAACAGAGGACGTTTCCTAGTCAACAACGCTAGTTCAGCTGTGACGCTCACTGGTTGTACTTTTGGTGACATGAACATCACCACATTACAAGCAGGAGTAACAGCTACTGGATGCACATGGCGAGGCTGTGAGAAAGTAACGCAAAATAGTGCTACAATTACGAACTGTACGTTTACAGGAAGCACAGCAGCTGTAGCACTGGAAGTCAACAGTGCCAATGACGTATCGGGCTGTAGTTTTACCTCGTCAGGTACAGGACATGCAGTTGACTTAGGGACTGTCTCTAGCAGCACGTCAATAACTTGGGACTCTACCCATAGTGGCTATGCAACCATTAACGGTTCTACAGGAAACGAAACGATACTTGTTAATGTAGCTTCTGGACAGACACTAACGATTAATAATGACTCTGGTGGAGGATCTGACCCTACTTATTACAACACAGGTAGCGGTCTTGTTGACATTATTAGTGGCGCTGTCACAGTCAAAGTTACCGTTACGGATTCTTCAGGTAGCCCTATTCAAAACGCTAGAGTGTACCTAACTAGAGCTTCTGACAGTGCTGTTGTTCTCAACGGATTAACTAATGCTTCTGGAGTTATTGAGGACACAGCCTACACGTACACAGCGGACGACAACGTGTCTGGTTGGGCTAGAAAGTCCTCAGCATCGCCTTATTACAAACAAGGACCGATTTCAGGCACTATCACCAACACAGGTTTTAGTGGTACTGCTATCCTTCAATCGGACGAGTAACTATGGCAATAACAATAGACTGGGGAACTAAAGTCATCAGTGTCCCAAAAGCTGACACGACACTGATACAGTCCAGCCCAACGGAGATTCGTCAGCTCAACTTGGACACGTTCAGGCTTACATTGAAGGATCTTGAAGATTCTGAAGAAGGCATGGCCTACCTAAGAACGCACAACCACAATACGTCAGTGACAGTAGGTGGCGTAACGCTGGCCCGTGTTGTTGAGATTATCAACGGATACACAGTGACCTTTGAGGACGGTCAGTATGCTGTTAACCTTGTCGGTGCTAATAGCAATGTCGGAGATGTTGTTAACGTTAACCAAGTGTCTGTACGATCTGCCAATAGTGCAGGTTTGCAAGATCTGTCTGTATTGTTATCTGCTGCATATCAGGGCGAGGTTTGCGTGGATACCGTCAATGGTCAGTCTGGTACTGACGTTCCTATTGGCACGAGAACTCAGCCTGTTGATAATTTTGCTGACGCAAAGACTATAGCTGAGAAAGAAGGTTTGAGGCGTATTAGGATACTCAGTTCTTGTACTCTGGACACAGTGGATTTCTCAGACGGATACGTATTTACTGGAGACAACGCTGGAACCGATGTATTAACAATTAGCCCAAGTGCTACTGTCCAGTACTGCGAATTTAACAACCTGTCAGTACAAGGAACAGCAGACGGTAACAACATTTATCGTGAATGCGTAATGTTGGATATAGATTTTACGTCTGGTTTTATCTTCCAATGTAGTCTTAACGGGACCATTAAGATCAACGGTACTGAGCTTTTGGCGTTGTTGTCATGCTTTAGTAATCGTCTGGCAGGTACACAGCAGCCTATCATCGACTTCAACGGCAATGGGCAGCTTATCTTACGGGACTATCATGGGGCTATTGAGCTTAGAAACCACACCGACGAAAGCGGTGACGGCGATCTCTGCCTAGACTTCTCTAGTGGTGTTTGTATTATTCATTCGTCAGTAACAGCAGGTTACATTCCTGTCAGGGGTGTTTGTAGGGTTATTGACAATTCTACAGGCAATGCCAATGTAGTCGATGAAACGGTAAACAACCTAGTAAATACAAACGCTTCTTCGTTAAACGTAATCAACGATGGCGTCAAGAAGGCTTCAATCTTAATCCCACACAACACGGACTTATAACATGTACTTAAGTAGAAAAGAATTAGCTGACGTAGTAGAACAAATTAATGCTCAGTTTGAACGATTATTACAAAGATTGGAGGCTCTGGAAAATGCCGCAAAAGAAAGACCCGAAGCTGGCGAAAGCAGGAGTAAGCGGGTACAACAAACCAAAGAGAACGCCTAATCACCCTACTAAGAGTCATGTTGTTGTTGCTAAGGAAGGAGACAAGACTAAGACTATTCGCTTTGGGCAACAAGGCGTAAGCGGTGCGGGGAAAGATCCTAAGACCGATAAAGAGAAAGCCAGACGTAAGTCATTTAAAGCTCGCCATGCTAAGAACATTAGCAAAGGTAAGATGTCAGCAGCGTACTGGGCAAACAAGGTGAAATGGTAATGGCTAAGAAAGGACTATATGCTAATATACATGCCAAGCGTAAGCGAATTGCAGCTGGAAGTGGCGAAAAGATGCGAAAACCGGGTTCAAAAGGTGCACCCAGTGCAAAGAATTTCAAGCAAGCAGCTAAAACAGCAAAAAAAAGGAATAAATGATGCCATACGTAAAAGGTAAAAAGTACCCATATACCAAAGAAGGTATGAAGGCGGCTAAGAAAGCCAAGGCAAAGCCCAAGAAGAAAACTAAAAAATAAAGCTTGACTTTTGTTCAAATTTATGGTATAATAAAGATGTACTAAGGTACAACTTAAGAAAACACTGTCCCACAAGGAGAAACAGATGGACGACCAGCAATTTGAAGAATACACCCGCAGCATGAAGGAAATGTTCCGTAGCAAAGGCTGGGAATACTTCATCAACGATATTCGTAGCGGTGTACCAAATGTAAATTCGGTAGAAGTTACAAAAGATGCTGAGGATTTATTCTTCAGAAAAGGTCAACTGGCGGTTATGGCTAATATCCTTAACCTAGAAGCACAGTTAGAAGGAGTCATTGAGCAAAGATCACAAGAACCAACAGACGAAGAGGAAGCCGCTTAATGCGTTTACTTTTTGACTTCAGGTGTCCCGATAATCACGTTACGGAGGCTTTAGTTGCCTCCGACGAGACGGAGCACCAATGCGGTCTTTGCAACAAAATGGCCCAAAGAATCATCTCGCCAGTCCGTTGTTCACTGGACCACCTCAGTGGAGAATTTCCCGGTGCAACTATGAAGTGGGCTAAACAACGGCAGCAGAAGATCAAGTTAGAGCGGAAGGCAAACTTAGAATAGTCCTTCCATATAGACCAACTCCATAATACGTTGAGTACGGAGATTTAATAATGGCTACACTTATAGATTTAGAGGAACAACAAGAGCGTCCACCAGAGGAAGAACAACCAACGGAAGACATGTTTGCTGAAGAGCCTCAACAAGAGGAAACTCAAGAACAGCAAGAGGAGCTACCGGAGAAGTACCAAGGTAAATCCGTAGAGGACTTAGTTAGGATGCACCAAGAAGCTGAGAAGCTCTTGGGCAGACAGAGTTCAGAAGTGGGTGAACTGAGGCAAGTTGTAGATTCCTACATACAGACACAACTCGCACAACAACAAAATGCACCACAACAAGAAGAAACTGTTGATGATGTAGATTTCTTTACAGACCCTGATGCAGCGGTCCAAAGAGCTATAGACAATCATCCAAAGATACGTGAAGCAGAGCAGGTCTCAGCGCAGTACAAGAAAACTACGGCACTGAACCAGCTACAGGCTAACCACCCAGACATGGCTGAGATCATACAGGATCCCAAGTTTGCTGAGTGGATAAAAGCGTCAAAAGTCAGAACACGGTTGTTTGCTGAAGCAGACCAGAACTATGACTATGAAGCTGCGGATGAATTGTTTTCACTGTGGAAAGAACGAAAGGCAGTTGTTGATAAGACAGCGGACCTTGAGAAGCAAGAGCGTAAACAAACAGTACGTTCTGCGTCCACAGGAGGAGCCAGAGGAAGTGCTGAGAAGGGGCCAAGAAAGATCTATAGAAGGCAGGACATTATTAATCTTATGAGAAATGACCCTGACCGCTACTTGGCTCTTGCTGATGAAATCACCAGAGCGTATGCGGAGAAACGGGTCAAATAGTTAATTAAGGAAAAACTATTATGGCTACTTCAGTCTATCCTACTATGACTGGTGCTGTTGCTAATGATAGCGCAGCAACTTTTATCCCCGAAATCTGGTCAGATGAAATCATCGCCGCTTACCAGAAAAACCTTGTACTTGCTAACCTCGTTAAGAAGATGGGTATGCAGGGCAAGAAAGGTGACACGATTCACATTCCGTCGCCCATCCGTGGCTCAGTAACGGCTAAATCAGCACGTACTGCCGTAACGATTCAAGAGAACACTGAGCTTGAAGTTCAAGTCGTCATTGACCAGCACTTTGAGTACTCACGTTTGATCGAAGACATCACCGAAGTTCAGGCTTTGGCTTCACTACGTCAGTTCTACACTGGTGACGCTGGCTACGCTTTGGCTAAGCAAGTTGATGACGACTTGTTTGCTTTGGGTAAGTCTTTTGGTGACGGTGACGGTTCATCTTGGGTACACAGCAACACTTTCTACCCTGATGTTTCAGGTGCTTTGACTGCGTATGCACTGGACACTGTTGAGGACGATGACGTATTCACTGACGCTATCTTTCGTTCTTTGATTCAGCAAATGGACGATGCTGATGTACCGATGGACAATCGTTCATTTGTTATCCCCCCATCACTGCGTAATGCCATCATGGGTATTGACCGATACGTGTCTTCCGACTTCGTAGACGGACGTGGTGTAAACAACGGTAAGATTGGTAACTTGTATGGCATTGACATCTATGTAACCAGCAACGTCCCCGTTATTGAAACTGCTGCTGACAACACGGCTGCAGGCAACACCAAAGACATCCGTGGCGCTATCCTGTGCCATCGTGACGCTTCGGTTCTTGCTGAGCAGGTCGGTGTTCGTTCACAGACTCAGTACAAGCAGGAATTCTTGGGTACGCTTTACACTGCAGACATGCTCTATGGTGTGAAGGTTCTTCGCCCAGAGTCAGGTCTTGTTCTGGCTGTAAACAGCTAAGCAGTCCTTCTATCTAAGCAGGGGAAAACTTCGGTGAGTACCCTGCTTACCTTTTGTTTTTGTAATAGCGGAGTAAGCAATGCCTATATACAGAGGAGTAGGTGGTTCAGGAGACAGTTCTACCGATGCCTACGCCAGTCAGATCTATGGCTATTCCCAGACTGCCATTACAAAAGCAAATGAAGCATCAGCATCAGCCACAGCAGCTGCCACCAGTGAAACCAATGCAGCCACAAGTGAGACCAATGCAGCCGCTAGTGAAACAGCAGCAGCCCTGAGTGAAAGCAATGCTGGAACTAGCGAGACTAATGCAGCAGCTAGTGCGGCAGCAGCATCAACATCAGAAACCAACGCTGGGACTAGTGAAACTAACGCAGCCGCCAGTGCATCTGCTGCTTCCACGAGTGAAACCAACGCTTCAACCAGCGAAACCAATGCTGCGACTTCAGCGTCCAACGCATCAACATCAGAAACCAATGCTTCTACTTCCGCATCAACAGCAACAACCAAAGCCTCCGAAGCATCGACTTCGGCGTCTAATGCTGCGACTTCGGAAAGCAATGCGGCAACGTCTGAAAGCAATGCTTCAACGTCAGCTACCAACGCTGGAACCTCAGAGACCAATGCAGCTAACAGTGCGTCAGCGGCAGCAACTAGCGCAGCTTCAGCAGCATCAGCATTAGACTCATTTGACGATAGGTACTTAGGCAGTAAGGCTGCTGACCCAACACTGGACAACGACGGTGACGCTTTGGTTACTGGTGCGTTGTACTACAATTCAACTACTGGTGTCATGCGTGTATATGACGGTGCAACATGGATTGACTCCGGTTCAGGTTTAACTTTTGACGAAATACAAGGCTCCCTAGACGGCGGCACTTACTAAAGGAAATACATAATGCCTTCAACTATTATTACTAAAAATGGCTCAGGCGCTCCTCTGGCAGCAGACTTAGTAGCTGGGGAGCTTGCCGTAGACTTAACTAATGGACGTTTGTACACAGAGGACTCTGGTGGGTCCGTAATTGAAATCGGGTTGAAACCAAGCGGCAAAGTCTTGATTGGGGATACTGCAAGCCAGACTGACGATTTATTTCAAATAGAAACACCTGCTTCTGGCGGTGGTCATGGTATACAGATTAGACGTAATGACGCTAATGGCGATCAAACCATCGGAACAATCTCGTTTGGTAACAATACTGACACAGACCTAGCAAGGATTTCTGCGAAGACTGACAACGATGGAAACAGCGGTGACAGCGGTGCGTTGTTGTTTAGCACGCAAGTAACTAGCGGCTCGTTGACAGAACGCCTCCGCATTGACTCAAACGGGAACGTTGGGATTGGGACTGACAGTC